GTGCTGGTACGGTCTGTTCAAATATTTATAGTCCTAGAACTCGGACAAATAGTGGAATCACTCCCACTGTTCCATGTATCGTGTCATTTGCTCACTATAAGTCTTGAGTTGAGGTTCTACAGTTGCAACTGCATTATTTCTCCTCGCAACCTCGAGCAATTGACTACGACGCATGTCATATTCTTCACGCCCATAGCCAAACCACTTATCCATCGCATCGACCAAACCACTAATGGCTTGTTCGTCAGGATCAAGTACCTTTGACGATAAATGAGCATGAAGCATTTTCTGAATAGAACCAAGTTCGATTCGACTACGAATGTGTGAACACTCTTTATCGAACCAGAAAAAGTTCTTCAGAAAAGAAGCATCATCAATACCAATAAAAGGAATAGATTCCGCCTCTTTGTCTGCCATGGTATATGTAATACCAACTTTGGCAAACTCTTCGGCTAGCGCGGTGTGATTAAACCAATCAAATCCTTTCTGGACCGACATGATATTATCATCACCATAGGTCATTAAAGCTACCACTGTTCTAAACAATGGTAATTTCCGCTTCAAACCGACCCAATTGCGCTTTTCTCCAAGTGAATAGTAGCAATATCGAACATACAAACTGTTCACTATGGAGTTGATGACAACGGTTAGTGGATGACCAGATGGATTAGATCCAAACAATTCAACCAACACACCATTGAAATCATAAATCGGATTGCAGATTTCAGAAGCAATACCTTGCATGATCGTAATATCATCCTCATCATAATTGCCGCTCTTCTTGGCGATATTAATCAAAACCTTGAACGCAGCAAACATGAATTTGGAAGACATACGACCATCAAATGAAGCGTAATCTCCTGCTACAATCCGATCTTTTCCGAATTTGACAATATAATTGTACAATTCTTCCCATTCTGGTCCTTCAACATTAACGCCAACAGCGCACTCAAACAATTCCTTATTATCCATCATCAATTTAGACAATGTCAAGAAATATTTGCGCACCAAGATGGTGAATGCTAAATTACATCCAGCGAAGACACGTACTTTCGTTTTTGTCATTTTCGTGGGTTCATCCTTTAGTGAACCCTTAAACACAGTATTGATCCTGTTCCCAGCAAGCAACTCACTTTCCATGCGAGCTACTTCCTCCCAGTACTTAGAATCAACATCTCGAGCCACTGAAATGCCTGGAACAACACGTCCAGACACCTCAATGTACTGTGTCTTGGGTCCACTCTCTGGAAACCCCAAGGATGATTTGAAGTTAATAGCATTTACGCCCTTCACACCATCCATACCAGCAATGATAACATCATCAGATAACTTACCTACCTTCTCATATTCTGTAGAATTGAGACCAGCAAAGATTGTTGTCTGATAATCAATGACAGCTTTCGCTATCAATTTGTCATCAAAGTCGTATGCAATATCAGTCTTCTTCGCAATATCATCTTCCCAATGCTTGGGAGACGACATGCGATAAGGCTTGTCATGCACACGAGGCAAATCACACAATTCAGCAATATCCTCCGAATATTTCGAAGGCACAACGCTAGAATGATGTGCTGCCCTGGGTAAGGTATGTTCACCAAACACTCTCATATGACCAACATTCTCTACTGAATTAACAGCACTCTTGGGATGTGGATTGGACAAAGGTCCAAAATTCACTCCCAAAATTTCCTCTGGCATTTCTACCTGAGAATGAGAAGTCATAATATGAGGTATTTGATTCATCTGCTTTAAAGCTTCAGCAATCTGGGGTTGGGTCAAAATCCCAGCTCCAGCTTTCCTTCCACTACCAGCAAGATGAAATCCGGTGATGATCCCGGTCGGAGCACCGCCAACTAATGTGGCCATGCAAGTACCCTTTTGGGTTTCATCATCGTATACATACCGAATGCACTCAAAAGCACCACCCTCCGTGGTGTTAATCCTATCGAGTACTCCGCTCAAAAGCGAAGAAATCTGCACCTCTCCTTCATGATTCACGAAGATTCTACGAAAGGTGTAAGTTCTGTTTTTAACATACTCTTCAGGGAAAAAGCGAGTGCAATCCTTCACTTCCCCTAATTCTGGTGCATACCACAATGCCAAATCAGTATCTGGTATATGATAGCAACAGGATGCAGAAACGACACACTTGTTTGTGTGCCCTCCTGGCCTGGTCACCACAGCTTGAGATTTATCTGTCGGAACAGCATGATTCGGTAAAATCCAAACGTTACCCTTGAGTGGGAAAACGTCATTTCCATACCACACGCCATTCTTAAGAACTCTAATATGCGAAAGACGCTTACTGACCATGTTACGAAGATGTTCAGGTGACGTCGTTTTCTCAAACTGTGTTCGTTTGATGAATTCTGGATCCTCCTTAGGAGACCAGAATTCCTTGCGAACTTCGCCCTCATATTCTTTCTTCAAAGCAATAGGGGCTGCAGCTTGTGAAGCAGTTCTCTGCCACCGACGGTACAATGCATAGAATAGGGCAATGGAAGCAAAAGCTCCCAAAGCCTTCATTGCAAAGCGTCCGTCAGCTTTATCACAAGCATCACGCAATATCGTGGAAGGACGTTGAAATGAAGTCAACATCTCTACCACTTCCCTTTTCCTTTGCTCAATTTTGATGCACACCTGCAAATAAAACAAAACAGGTAGTACAAACAACAAAGCAATGAAATTGGGAACGAAAAGAGCTAACAAGATAATCGCAATATATAAAACAGCAAATCTCTTGACAAGAGTATACAACTCTTCTCGTAAGTCACCAGGGCTCAACCATAGTGACAATATACTGCCATATCGTGAATTGACAAACCAACTCATGAAAAAGGTGTATCTTGCGATACTAAGTGTCTCTAAATCAAACACTTTTTCACGAATAGTTGTGACATCAACTCCGAACTGGCTTTCGAGCTTTTCACACTCACTGCACATACCACAGACATTTTCATGAGGACATAATTTCATATCCTTCAGATTACGCTGTTGAGTAACGTATGCACGTTGAGCCTCAAAATGCTCACGAGATTCCTCTCTCAAGAAAACCAACAATTCCCTCATTTCAATATTTTTCAACTGCTTTTTCCTCCAAACAACGGGCTTAAAAGCCACCGACATGTTGTCTTTAGGATTGGACAGAAACGGCTTTTCAACCGTGAAATAATTAAATTCGGGCAAAGGTTTCTCATTTTCGGACATAGCCTTCCTAGGATCCAACATTTCTGTACCTTCAATACAGAACTCCGGTTTAACCGTCATTGTGATTGTAACATCAAAACGACGACTAATCGAAAATGGTTCCATAGAATAAACGTTAGCATTGACATGCTTAACATTGGTTGTTCCGAAAACAACGCGCGGCATGATCAGCACATTTCCCTTCAATTCAACATTGGGATTTAGTGCTGCCATTGGCACATTGTTGATAAACTGGATAACCTTCATCAACGGATTTCCTTCCGTAAAATTTGGGTTTCCATTGGCTAAATCATCAAAGATGACGCCTGCATGTTTG